AAAGCATATCTATTCTCTGCTATTATAATTTTAATCTTTATTACATCTATGGGTATCTTTGGGTTTCTATCTAAAGCACACCTAGATCAAGTCAAACCAACATCAAGTAATAACATCAAAATAGAATTATTAGATAATCAAATTAAGTCACAACAACTTATTATTGATAGATCACAAAAGACATTAACACTATTAGACAAGGCATTAGAAGTTTACATAGATAAAGAATTTGTAACTAGAGGTCTAAAAGAAAGAAAGAAACAAGAACCAGAAAGATTAGAATTAAACACAGCAATCAAAGAAGCAAGTAATGAGATTGGTAAACTATCAGAAGAAAAAGGTGTATTGAGTTTAGAACAGAATAAGATAGAGGCAGAAGTAGGACCTATCAAATATGTGGCAGAATTGATTTATGGAGAGAACGCTGAAGATAATTTTGATAGTGCTGTTCGTATAGTAATATTGATACTCATATTTGTATTTGACCCATTAGCTGTACTTCTATTGATCGCTGCGAACATATCCTTAAGACAGTGGCGTATGAAAAGAGAACTTGTTGAAGAAGACAAGAATTTAACTCTACAACAAAAACTAGATAAAGCAAAGAAGAAGGCTGAAAGATTTAAAGAAAAGAGTAGAGACTATAAGAAAATGGTTACTCAATTCGCAGACTTCAAAGACATGGATCCAGACGAAATTAAGTTAAAATTAGACCAAATATATGATTGGAATGATAAAGATAACAAGTAGTTTATTATTATTGGTGATTCTATCAGGTTGTATGAAAACTACTTGTGTAACCGATACTGAATGTACAAAGAAACTAGATTGGAATAACAAGGGCTTTACTTTGTTTAGAACAGTGATAACTAATGGAACAAACTTGGGCAAATAGAGGGTTGACAAGTGCCTCATAATGTGATAGTATATAGTATATGATGACAAATAGTGATATTGAAAGACTTCAATTTCCTTATCTCACAAAAGATGAGATAAGAAGAATTACCAATGTAGAAAGAACTTGTAAAGTAGCTACTACCGAGTGGAGTAAAAAGTATTGGTATGGTGTATTTAAAGAGTTATGTACCATGTATGGTGTAGAATCATATTTTAGAAAGGTGATTAATTAATGAATATATTTTATGTACATAAAGACCCTGTGATTGCTGCGAAAATGCTTATTGATAAGCATGTTTGTAAAATGATTATAGAATCAGCACAAATGCTATCTACTGCTCACAGATTACTAGAAGGTATAGAGTGGACAGATTATTCTAAAAATGGTCGTAAGATTAAAAGATGGCGACTAGAGAATAAATCACACGAAGATATTATTTACAAAGCCTCACACATAAAACACCCTAGTACAGTTTGGGTTATGGCTTCAGCATATAACTATAATTGGTTGTATAGACATATGATTGCTTTGAATGATGAATTTAAATTAAGATACAATCATATAGAAGACCATATGACAATTAGAAAACTAGGTAAGATATTAAACAATCCACCAAAAAACATATCTTTAACTACAATGCAAACAGATCCTACTCCAGCAATGCCTGACGAGTGTAAGATACCAGGTGATGTAGTTGGCTCGTATAGAAAGTATTATGTAATGAAGAAACAAGCTATGGCATCGTGGAAGGCGCCATCAACCCCACCAGAATGGTATACGAAAGGTTTACAAAATGGATTATGAAGAAGTTGAAAAACTGTCTTTAGAAGAATCTAAAAGACAAACAAAAGAACGAAAAGAAAGTGGACTAAATATGATACGACAATTTACATTTGAGGAAAAGAAATTATTGTGGGACGGATTACGAGAAGATAAGAAAGATAGACATTTAGAATCTTTTAGTGATGATTTAAGAAATAGTATTATTAAAAAAGTAAAGGAAAAAAATGATTAGAGAAGCATTAATAAAAAAACTAGAAGGTGATATCGCTGTTGCTGAAGCAGATTTAAGAACTTTCTTAGCGTCACCAATTGGTGTTGCTGAACATATTGATTACGTATTAACAGCAGAGAAGAAGACAGAAGTATTAGCACATGCTAAAGATAAGCTAGAGGCAATCAAAAACCTTTAATGCCAATATATACATTTTATAATAAGAAATCCAAAAAAGAATTTACAGACATGATGACCATTGATGAGATGGAAAAGTACATGGGTAAGAATAAACATATTAGACAGGTTCCTGCGGTACTAAATATTGTAGCGAGTGTAGGTGAAAGAACTGGTAAGAATGACCAAGGTTGGAAAGAAACTCTTTCTAAAATTGGAGAGGCGCATCCAGGAAGTGCATTAGCAGCACAGACTACAAAGAAGTCAATTAAGCAGATTAGAACAGAACAAGCAGTCGCAAATAATAAAAAACGAGTAAAGGCGATAAGAGGAAAAAGAAATGGCTAAAGACATACCAGATTATATGCGAGGGTTTGACCTTGAAGAAGATTGGGGCGCAACCGCAGTATCTTCAGCACCTAAAGTTGAAACTAGACCTACAATAGATAAAAAAGACATAGAAAATTTAGGCGAAAAGACTAATTTAGAAATAGCTAAAGTAAAAAATGATGTAGGGTCAATTAAAGCTATGATGAATGAAATCATGCAGATAGTTGCTGAAAAAGATACTATTACAAAAGAAGTTAATAGTGCGGACGTTGACAAAAGATTTAAAGATATTGAAAAGATTGTATTACCTTTTTTGTATAACTTAGGTAAAACAGACGAACCTTATATACATTGGCCTAATAGAGGACCAATCATTAAGGCACAGATAGAGAAGTTATTAAAACTAACAAGAGGAAAAGAATGAATATTAATCAATTAAGAGAACAATTAAAGATTGACGAAGGAGTTAAGTATGAAGTCTATGACGACCATTTAGGCTACAAAACTTTTGGTATTGGTCATTTGGTTACTTCTAATGATGAAGAATATGGAGCAGCAGTTGGCTATCCTGTTTCTGAGGAAAGAGTTAACGCAATATTTGATAAAGATGTAGAAACTTATATTACCGAATCTAAAAAGGTTTTTCCTAATTTAGACGAACTACACGAAGAAGCACAACAAGTGATTGTAAATATGTGCTTTAATATGGGTGCTCCAAGACTATCAAAGTTTAAGAAATTTGTAGCCGCAGTAAATGACGGTAATTGGTCAACAGCAGCTGTTGAAATGATGGACAGCCGTTGGGCAAACCAAGTTGGTGTAAGAGCAGAGAGATTGAGAGATCGTATTTCAGCATTATCTACTTGAAAGCCTAAACCGATTAATGATGAATTTAAGAAACAACGTGATGACCTAAATGATATGTACTCTAAAAAAGGCATTTAAATAAGGGTTGACAAAAGACTTATATTATGATATAGTATAGTAATACAAATATGAAAGTGAAAATATAATGACAAGCAAATTTAATTTTATTGAGTTAGACAAATCGAATCTTCCAGTAACTAAAGGTAAAAAAGTAGATGGTTTTCGTTTCTATGATATAGAGGGAAAAGCATATCCATCAATTACCACTGTACTAGGTATTCAAAAGAAAGCACAATTACAAGAGTGGCGAGATAAGATTGGTGAGAACGTTGCCAATTGGGAAATGGGTAGAGCGGCCAGACGAGGTAAAGCAACTCACTTACTAATTGAACAATACATCAAAGGGTTAACACCAAGTGAACGAGGTGTATTACCATTAGGTCTATTCAGACTAATCAAACCATATGTAGATCAGATTGATAACATACATTGTTTAGAAACAATTATGTACAGTAAGAAGTTGACCATCGCAGGTCAAGTTGACTGTATCGCTGAATACAATGGTAAGTTATCGGTAATTGATTTTAAAACAGCAAACAAAGAACGACAAGAATCTTGGATAGAGAACTACTTTATGCAGACTACAGCTTATGCACAAATGTATGAAGAAATGTTTGGAAAAGAGATAGAGCAAATCGTTATTTTACTAGCCTCAGAAGACGGTTCAGTTCAATCATTTATAAAAGAAAAGAAAGATTATATGGAACCTTTGAAGAAATCAATCGGTGACTTTTATAAATATTATGAAGAACTAAACAAAGATAAAATTCAAGCAAGTTAATTAAAAAAGTGGCCCACATTTTATCGTAAGAGGGCAAATGAAAAAAACAATAATAGGACTTTTTTTTAGTATATTTGTATTATCAACAAATGTTAATAGTGAAGAACTTTATACAGTAAACTTACCAGCGTTGTGTGGAACTCCAGATAATATACAAAAGTATTTGGACTACAATGGGTTTAAACCTTTTCATCTATCGTTAGGTAGAACAGGTATGAATAAAGAAGGTGAACCAGTTTATATGCTAACTTATATGGTAAACGAAGACTTAACTGAAACTGTTGCTGTATTAGATATACCAAGTAACCTTGAGAGATGTGTTTTGTTTCATACATTTGATTTAATTACTGAATTACCAAATAACGGTTGACAAAAACAAATAAGTGTGATACATTAATAGAGTTGCAACTGTGTAGGTGAAAGCGAGAGTAAGTAACCTACACTTATATAATTAGGAGAATATAATGACAGACGATAGATCAGAGGACGCAAGTTATGAGAACGAAGCTACACCACCATCACCGATGGTATCAATTTCACTAAAAGAATACGACAAATTAAAAGACAAACAGCACTACATAACAGACAAAGGCCTAATTGATATTATTGACAATATGGAAAGACTTTTAAGAGCTTTAAGAAAACATATAGTTAGATCGGATTTCAATGAATAGTAAAGAATTTAGTTTAAAGATAGAGAGTATTGTAAAAGAAAAGAGAATTACTTACATGGATGCTGTGGTTTGGTATTGTGACGAGAATGGCTTAGATACAAGTCAAGTATCATCATTAATATCTAAATCATTAAAAGAAAAGATACAAGTGGAAGCGACTAATTTAAGAATGTTAAAGTTTCCGAAGTGTGGTATGTTACCAATTTAATATGTATGGTGGATTTGATGTATATAAAACTTATCTTGCTGTTAAGCTACACTTTACATCTGGTTCATATGACTATTATAAGTATGGTGGAAAAGTTAATGCCAAACTTGATACATTTACAAAAAGAAAAGACAGATACTTCTTTCACAAATTAAGTAAACAATATGGACAAAATGATATACTTGACTTCTTTGTTGCAAACTTTACTTCGGATAGTAAAGGATGGATCGGTAACTTGTTACAGAATGATGGAAAAGATGTTTACTTGGATTATAGAAAACGTAAAGAATCATTTGCTTACCATTTTAGAGCAGATTGTAATAATATTAGTGATGATTTTAGCAACCGTGGGATTTCTTTTGATGATGGCTTTGGCGTACTTGTGGGTCAACACCCAAGAATGTTACGTTTACTTATTCGAAAAAAAGTTAGTTACCAGACCGCGGTCGTACTCAATCACTTTCTTAACTTTACTACGAATTGGGACAAGGAAATTACTGAGAAAGTTGTATGGCCTGAAATCTCACTTAAGGTTACCAGAGTGAAATCGTTTGTAAATTTTAATGCAACAGAATGTAAATTGATAATGAAGGAGGTATTTATTAATGGCTAAGACAGTATTTTGTGTAGGAAATGGACAAAGTAGAGCACCAATAGATTTAATTAAATTAAGACCTCATGGAAAGATATATGGTTGTAATGGTTTATATAGAGACTTTACACCAGATGTTTTATGTTCAGTTGATGGATCAATGATGCATGAAGTATACCAGAGTGGGTATTGTGATAATAATGAAACTTGGTTTAGAGATTGGAACGCTGTACCAGGTATGACATACAGTAGTGTTGTATTTGCTGGACTATCACAAAAAGAAATAGAAATAGGTAAAAATAATTTTAAGATATACGAAAATAAAAGAGGCGATAGACAAGAGTACGTATTTCATGGTTCATCTATTGCAGGTCAAGTAGGTATCATTAGAAAAATGGCTGAAGGTCAAATAATTGAAAAGAAACAAATTAATCATACAGGTTGTTATGTAAGTTGGCTTAACCCAAATGATAAATCACACACTTTAAAAGAATTAAATAATTATAATATAGATAGAGGTTGGGCTTGTGGCGCAACTAGTGGTTGGGTTGCATTAAACCAGAATAAAGATTTAGAAGAAATATATCTAATTGGACATGATCTGCGAAGTTTTGATACCAACGTAAACAATATGTACAAATCGACACAAAATTATGCTGATGCACAGAACAAACCCATACCAGAGGTTAATTGGATTAGTCAATGGAATGAATTGATGAAAGAGTTCCCTAATGTTAAGTTTATTAAAGTCAATCCTAAAGGGGTTAAGGGTAGTGATCCTGTAAATTCAACAGTATTAGAATGGTCAAATAAGAATTTAGATTATATCAACTTCGATCAATTAAACAACAAATTTAATTGTGTTTCAGGGTTGACAAATGGCTCATAATATGATATAATAGTTCCAATATGTTTAATTTGAGCGTTATAAAAGATACAAAATTCATAAGACTTTGGACAAAAAGTCTTATAAATAAACATGATACCGATTAAACAGGTAACACAAATACAACAATACGAAAATATATACAAAGGAGAATATAATGGACTTTGAGACATTAAAACAATCGTCAAGTAACTTTGACAAACTTACGAAAGCCATCGAGGCTAACCTCAATCCTGAGGACAAACAAAATAACAAATCAAAATACCAAGATGACAGATTCTGGAAACCAGAACTAGATAAAACTGGAAATGGTTTTGCTGTAATTAGATTCTTACCATCACCAGAAGGTGAAGACTTACCTTGGCAAAGAGTATGGTCACATGCATTCCAAGATGTAGGTGGTTGGTATATTGAGAACTCACTAACTACACTAGGTCAAAAAGACCCTGTGTCAGAAGAAAACACTAGACTTTGGAATACAGGTTTAGATAGTGATAAAGAAATTGCTAGAAAGAGAAAAAGAAAATTATCTTACTACTCAAATATTCTAGTGGTATCTGATCCTAAGCATCCAGAAAACGAAGGTAAAACTTACTTATTTAAATTCGGTAAAAAGATTTTTGATAAGATTACAGAGTCAATGCAACCAGCGTTTGAAGATGAAAAACCAATCAATCCATTTGATTTTTGGAAAGGTGCAAACTTTAAACTAAAAATTAGAAAAGTTGATGGTTACTGGAACTATGACAAATCTGAATTTGAAAGTGTTACACAAGTTAAAGAGAGTGACGAAGACATTAAGAAATTATGGTCTTCACAACACCCTTTAAAACCATTTCTTGCACCCGATAATTTTAAAACCTATGACGAACTCAAAGAGAAACTGAATAGGACGATTACAGGTGTACGAAGCGCAACAACTGCTGACAAAACAGACCTCCCGCCTAGTGTCAGTGTTGCGAAAAGTAATGATGTTGCTCCGAAAGCAGCTAGTGATGATGACGATACGTTGTCTTACTTTAGTAAATTGGCTGAAGAGGAGTAATTCTCTCTCACATCAATAACTTTGAAAGGGCGGCTGAAAGGCCGCCTTTTTTTTATATAAATATTAGCATATGGCAATATCAATATTAGACCCTATCAAAGTATCCCAAGGTGGCATTCGAAAGAGTGTTGATTGGTATAAGAAAAACATTGTTACTCTATCTGATAGTATTACAGCGGCTAAGCTAATGAGATCCGGCAAATTAAATGGTATTCCTAGTAGAGGAAGACTGAATTTCTTCTTTTATGACCCTAAATATAAACAGGTATTACCTTTGTATGATAGGTTCCCACTTGTCTTGCCTTTAGAGACAATTCCAGGTGGATTTATGGGAATGAACTTTCATTATATAAGACCTGTACAAAGAATTAGTTTATTGAACAATTTACAAAGATTTGCCTCTGGTGGTATGAAGTCAACAACAAGAATTGATGCTACCTACGATGGTATTAAGAATGTTAGTATTGCGAAAAATACAATTAAGAAATACTTGTATAATCATGTTAGATCAAATTTTTTGAGAGTTGATTTTGATGAGGCAGCGTTAGCAGTTATGTTACCTGTCCAACAATTTAAAAAAGGGAAACCATATTAATGAAAAAACTTTGGAACAAACTAATAGACAAACTATTTGGCAAGAGATGTCAATGCGGTAAAAAATGATAGTATATAAGATTACAAACGAATTAAATAGCCACAGTTACGTTGGATTTACATCGCAACCTATGATGAAAAGATTTAGATGTCATTTGGGAACTGCTAGACGTGGTGCGAAGTGGCCTTTACATAATGCTATAAGAAAATATGGCAAAGAAAATTTTAGTGTCAAAACTCTATATGAGGGTAAAGACGCACTTGAACAAGAAGATAAATATATTAAGAAGTATGGTTATTACAATATTATGCCAGGTGGAATAAAAACACCAGTTGCGATAGGTTCAACAAGAACTTTCACACAAGAGTGGAAAGAGAATATGAGTAAGAGCGCAATAGAAAGAGCAAAGAGATTAAATACATCAGAAAAGATGTCAGGTGAAGGAAATCATATGTATGGCAAATTAGGTATAGGTGCCAAAGAAAGAATTTATAAAGGAAAAGTTTATAAGAGTTTAATAGAAATGTGTAAAGATTTAAATATAACTAGACCGACTGCCAGAAGATGGTGGAGAGAAGAAGGGAGGATACAGCTATCGCTATACTAAGAGGAGGTAAGAGAATTGGTGGATACGACATTAGGATTGGGCTGCCTAGAGATCGCTCACTTGATGATGTACAATCCGATCCACGTTTAAGACAAAAGGCTGGTGGTAATCCTGAAA